AACAACTTTAGTACGTCTTCTTCTTACTGGCTCACTAGAAGCTACGATAACAGCTTTCTTTTCAATGATAGGTGTTGGTTTATTTCTCTCAGTAAGATACTTCTTATGATACTCAGTCATTCTTTTTCTTAACTCCATTGCCATTCTGATATCAGGAGCTTTAGAGTTCCATTTATACTCAGTAGTTCGACCTCTACCCGTTACTTTAATTAGCCCACCATGAGCCATAATGTTTGTTACTGTGGTAGTTACTTTGTGGTCCTTGATTAGATCACGTGCAGCGAACTGAATGTTTGCATTACAATGGTTATGGAAGTCGTGTAAGAAATCCAAATACTTCTTGTTTGTTTTAGAGATGTGCATGATAATTAATTTAATTGGGTTATATAAATAATCTTTCTGCTCCCATAGATTCTATTGAATCCTTTAAGAGCTTCCATGTAATCATTGGCATGTACGTTTATGCCTGTACAAAGTTCTGATGCTAGCAGGTAGCATATGTGATATGTATTCATCGTTCGGTATATAATATATGTTCCGTAAAGAATTCATCCCCATCATTACCTCCAAGGTATATCATAGCACCACCGTCATTCTGTTCATCATCACAAGTAGGCACTAACGTAGTACCATCCTCGAATGAAATTATCACTGGACGTTTATGCCATCCCCATGTATCAGCTTCTTCTCTAGACATGTGTCTAACCTCGACAATCTTCTTGCCGATTAACTCTTTAAATGCTTCCATCTGTTATAATTGTTGCGTTGTCTAATAATTTTTTAGCGTTTGATGCTGTCTCAGCTACATACTTACTTAATGTAATTGCTGTCTCACCCATCTCATAGATTAAATCTTCATCATCCATCATTGATATGGACGCTATAGTTTCCGGCTCAATGATGTCCATGTTGTTGTGAATTGTCACGATTGTCATAATCATAAACTGTCTTGTGTCATTCGATATTACTCTTTCCATTGTTTAAAATATTAATTTATCAATCTTACTAATTGCTTTTACATACTCTATTGGGTAATGATACTGTAGCCAATCAACTAATATGTCATTACTATACCACTCACCCTCATCACGTTCGATGTCAATTATTTGGCGTAGTGTCTTTATAAGTTGCTCATCACTAAGAGATGTTTCAATGTACAGGTCTTCACTAGACCATGATGGTGCATTGATTTGTACTGTTCTCATCTTTACCATTGGTTTAAGTTTCTAATTCTATTCTCGTTCTTACCCCATGCATCTAAACACGCAGCCCGTAGTGTCTCATCATTGATGTCGTGTATACCACCGATGCCAGCGTATGACCCGTATCTATCTCCGTAGGTCTGCACCTTTATCATTCGGTCTTCCTTAAGGTATTCAAGAGCCTCTTTCGTTCGGTCTCCGAATACTGCGTACACGTCCATTGTTCTTAGCTGTCCGTATTGGTCTGCTGATGCTTTTGTTACGTAGTTTAACATGGATTCTGTGATGTGATTTTTAATTTCCGTCATGATTTCTAGTTGTTTAATATTTCTTCTAGTCTAAATTCATCTTCAGTGTATGGTATCTCTCCATTAGCCTCTCTTTCGGCATTGGTTTCTTGTAGCCATTTATTAAAATTACTTGTCGTAATTTCATACTCATCTTTACCTCCATATAGTTGGTCGATGTAATATACATTGTACATTGTCATGATTTCTAGTTGTTTAATTCGTTATCTAAAATGTGTAAATTCCCGTCTGCATCGTACCACTCGTCCTCATCAACCTCATCCCACTCGGTGTAGTAGTACACACCATCGTTGTATGCATCGTCAAGGTTATAAGTGTTACCTATGTACCCGTATAGTTTAGCTATTTGTATTGCGCTTTCCTCATCACACGCGTAGTGTTCTCCGTCACCGAATACATAACCTTCGTTGATGCCTTTTCCCGTAGCATCGCAACGTCTTGCAAATTTCTCCATAGTTAATCGTTTATGTATGTGTTAATAAATTCTTCCGTTGACAATTCTTCTAATGGATTGTGTTCGTATCCATTGAATTCATCCCACGCTATTTTTTCTCCAGTCTCACGGTTAATGTATCGATCATGTTCGTTACTCCAATCATAGCTGACACCATACTCATCCTGCATTACTAAATCGCATTGTTGATTTGCAATCTTGAATGTATTATGCATATGTAACGCTACACATGTGCCACCGAACTGCATACCTTCCTCTGAGTAATCTAATCTAAATGTTAGTTCAGGGTAATCCATAGCTACTTTTTGTAGCCAAGGTAATGGTGGACTCCAGGCTGTCTCGAAATGCACATAGTCATCTCCATAATTATCTGAGTCTGAATCCCATTTAGTACCGTAGTTAGCACATCTCCAATCATACCAATTATCGTAACCGAATCGCTTGATTAGGTTTTCACTAGGTTCTTTGCTTGGACTTGTGGTATTCTCTAATTCATTGGGCATTGGAAAATATAAACTCATCTTCCATATTCCATTGTGAATACCATTATTAAAAAATGATTTTACTTTACCTGCATCACCTGATACGTGTAAGGTATTTGAGCACCAATTTGGCATATGTATTTAGTTAAGGTTTTCAATTCTTCTATTTATAGTTCTCCAATAGTCATGACCTTGAATAGTTGTGTCCCAAGTGAACGCACTTGATAAGCCTACATCATAACTTAATTTATACCTTAATGCATCTTCATCGTCTCTACTTAAGATATTAGCTACATACTCTTTTCTTTCCTGACCGGTTAGTTTTTTAAATCTCTCCATGATATTTATCTTTGTTCATGTCCGTGTTCATTGAATGCTTGTTGCCAGTAATTAAAACCTTTGGCACTTTCTGACCAAGTAGGCATATCTATCAATGATTGAGGGTTACTATACACATTAAAACAATCTCTCAAATACCTGTCCGCACATGATCCTCTCGCGATACCTCTAGCCATTATTTCAGCTACTAAGTTTATGCGATACTTCTTGTTTATTTTCTTTAATACCATTACCCTATAATTTAAATGTCTGACATTGCGGCTTCCTGCCTATTCTTGAGCATGTAGTAATTACTTCCTCTCACAGATTGGTCCCAAACCAATAGAGCATCCGTGCATCCTGAATATCTACCCTTCAACCATGAGTCAAGTCTATATGCTGAGCCTTCGTCTTCCCTTTGAGCGATTACATCTGCCATAAACTCTACCAATTCTTTACCTTGATAGAGCTTTTTAAGCATTTTTATTTTTTGTTGTGCGTTCATAATTTTTGCTTTGACAGTGATAACTATGCTCCTAGGTATTCATTACAAGTTTCGCATATTAGACAATCTTCCATTGGCACGAACTTATCCTTGTCTATGCCGCACATGTCGCATGCATTGGCAGACTCTAATATCTTGATTGCTTCTTGCTCATCTATCTCATCCCATTTGCAATACGTACACATACCATCATTGATTTCTTGTACGCCATACAGCGTTGAGTCACATCCTACGCATGAACACATCTGTCTATCTGCTGACCACCAATTGTTTTCTTGCTTGACAAGTGGAGCACTGTACTTAGGGGTGAAGCCGACTTGCGCCTTGCTTTTTCTAACACCACCGTAGTCAACCCAACTATTAACTTGCTCGTATGAATGATTAGAGAACCAACAACCCATCGACCAATGACCTGCCTTCTCATTGACAATCGAATATGTATCGTCAGTATTAAGGAAGATTAACTTACTACCTGGACCGATATACATCTCAATCATATCTAAGATAATCTCGTTGGTCTCGAAGCCATGCTTGAACGATTTAAGTATTGTCTCATTGAACATGTAAGTATCGGAGAACTCAGTACTTGTAGGTACATCGTAAATCATTCCGTTATGTACAAACCCTACCTCATCATTGGTAATGAATGGGTGACAATTAGTCTCGTTGACCTTACCGTGAGTAGAGATACGGAAGTGTAGCACGATGTTACGTTTGCCGTACTTTCTTTTGATGTCGAGATAGTTGTTGTAGAAGTTATCGAAGCTACGCATCTCCTTGATAACACCTAACTTGTTATCGTTGTCGATATACAGTAGCCCTGCACCATCGCCATTATTCTCCCAACAGTTACGAAGAGTTTGTTTCTTTAAGGTTGATCTATTGGTATTTAAAATTGCTATACACATGATGTTTATTTTTTGAATGTTATTAATTAATTATGCTCCTAATTCGTTTGACACGTCTAAGTTGTCAGGCTTGATTGATGCTCGAACAATCTCAGGTAACTTCTTACTATTGAAGTCGCTACACATTCTGATGAATCGCTCAATCTTATCTATCAGTTTCTCCTGAGAGTATACCTTGCGTAAGTGTAGGTATAAGTCTGACTTGTGATTGAGAAGCATGCGTAGTACGTCAAGCTCTGACTGATTGATGTTGTCACACATGATACGTATTAAGTCACGTCTCCATAGTAAGTTGTCAACACTACTAACAGCTGAGAAGATTCTAAACTCAAGCACCTCAGACTTGATGTATACTGCTGAGTACTTATCCTTGTCGTAGTACCTGTGTTTCTTTTTAGCCTTAGAGTATGTCTTATCTAATCGACCATCGTACAATGAATACAACAATGGGAAGAAGTGTGACAGACCCTCGAACAATTGCTCGGTGTCGTAATCTTTGGCGGCTACATTGATATGCCCACCACAACTATTTGATTTGTCAGCATTGATTAGTCTAACAAGTCTATCATCAGACTCGATGTCTTTGTCTAAGCCATCGTCATATAGATTGAAGGCAGGACTAACTAACTCATAGCCAGTGTCGTCATCTAATGAACCATCATGCTCCTTAATCCATTTGGTATCAAGGTATAGGTCTTCGTAATGAATCATACCGGCATCGTCATCTTCCTTCTCAATCTCGAATCCAATGGTAAACTTAGCATCTCTGCCAAACTTATGAACTCGCTCAAGGTCGTGATAACCTGCGTTGCAATCATCAACGCAACAGTAGTCATCGGCATCTACCCACTCATCTCTTCTACTGATGTATCTCCATCCACAATCTGAGGCAACACTATTATTTCTATAGTGTTCACCATGGATATAGACTGAATCATCATGTCTATCGAAGAAGTAATCTTGCCGACCGCTCTCCACATGTCCATGATAAGTTCTTGAGTCGCTATTATCTAGCCACTCGCCATGCCAATCACTCCATACAGCATCTTCATCCCCCTCTAGCATAATTGTGCCATCGTGAGTTGTAATGGTATCTTCTGACAATACCCAACCGATACTCTCAACATAACTACAGTCCGAGCGTCTAGCCCATTCTCCCGCATTGTTGGGTGCATCACTGCATAGCGAAACACATCTGCGTTCAATCTCTTCGTGACCATCATAGGTAGTTACATGAACAACCTCTGCACCAGAAACAATCGCATCCCATTCTGAAAGAGATAGCAATGTTAATGAATTTGGTGAATCGAGAACGATAGGGCAATCATCAATAAGCCCGTAGTATCCTTCTGCTTGTCCCATAATTGAAACACTAGGCTGAACACCATCAAAGAATGTGTTTAGGTAGTTAATGTACTCAGTCCATAATGGATCGTTTGAATCTCTCTTAATTAAGAAGTCTTCGGGTAATAAATTTCTATTATTCATGGTAGTTAAATAATTAATTGTGCTTACTCTATAAGGTTTTCAGCTACCCCTATTTACTTATGTTAATATCCTACTTTATTGTTTAAATCATCCCAATACTCACGACCATCCTTAGATGAACTCCAAGTATGAAGGGCGTTCACGTAATTTGAATTCTCTTCATCTTGATAGTTTTTTAGACATGACATAAGGCTGTCTTCGCCTCTTTGACTTAAACACTCAGCGACTAGCTTTTTGATAACATCACTCCCGATGATATCTTTTTCTTTCTTGAATTTCTGAATTATCTTGCTCATTTTTTATTGCTTTGACAGTGGTTAACGATTGTAAAACTTGTACAACTTATCATTAATATTACCGGCCACCTCAATCCAAGTACTCGCAGGTAGGTTAGGTATCAACCCTTCTATCTTTGCTCTCTCCTCAAATTGTATTATCCAATTCTTATTAGATAACATTTTTTGGCAATAATCCTGGATAGCTGTAAGGATAAATGTTTGCGATACAGCTTGATGAGGTTGATTAAGCATCAAGTCATTCATCAAGTCTATGTTCGTATCCATCTTATCCATTAGTTTCTTGTTAGTAATATAGATGTAATTACTACGCTCAATACGAATGAATACATCAGTATCATCCCTATTCTTTCTTTCTTTTTTTGTGTCATTTCTTTTTGTATTAAAGGTTTGCGTCATGGTATAAAGCAAAAAGCGTACACAATTATGTATACGCCTTCACCCGCCTCTATCTACCACAACAGAATGTTATTTCTTATATTTCGGTTTGTATTGAATGTACTTCATTAGTAGGTACACGTTCGCCAGTACACTCAGGTACATTAGTTCTCCTGCATTCATATCCTTCTATTTATGTAGTGAGTAATAACGTGTGCATAGATCCTGCTGGACGTTCTCATACATTACGTCCGTTGCGTTCTTATACTTGCGTACAATTTTCTTCAATGGTAGATACGTGTTAACGGCTATCCATTTCCCTCCTTGAAGGATTAGTGTTCGGTTTGATTCCAATGAGTACTCTAAACTGAATACTCTATTGATTAGTACGTTCTTTTTCATGCTTCTTTATCTAATTGTTTAACACTTATACACATTCCTGCAAGACATAGCAACGTCTGGAAAACGCTGAATGTAAACAGATTCACGTCTGTTATGCACATAGATACGCACATAACACAAAACGATACTAGTACTCCAACTAGCATCACAATAAAAATGGCTTTTGTCATTTGGTAGATATTAAAAAAGGGGACACGTTATCGCATCCCCTCATTGATTAAAACTCATTGAATTACTTTGTTTGGTAGAATTTCTTGATTAACATTAGCACTTCGTACACACTAAATTTTGCGTCCATGTCCTTTGTACGTAATGGAATTAAATTCTTTGGTGTACATTCTTTGACATCAAATCCTTTGATATTCTTTGCTAATTCAGTTGCACCAAATTCAGTTGCACGCTTCAAACATTGGCTAAATGTACCTAAGTCCTGCTTATGTGCGTTATTCGCATCGAAAATTGAACGCATCATTTGCTTGCCTGTTACTCCTTCTGTTAAGTAGGTTACTTTTGCAACTTTTTCAACTTTTTTAGTTGCGTTAATTACTTTCGTAGTTGTCGTTTTAACTACGTTTACTTTTGTTTTGTTAGCAGTTGTTGCCATAATAAAAAAATTTAATTGGTTAAGACGTAGGCAAAAATTATTTCGTTTACCTACGTTTCGCTTAATAAAAGCTCATCGGTTAACCTTATCGGGAATTTTGCAGTTTTGTTTAAATTGCTATCTTTAAACCTAATCACGTTATTTTGATTAGCACGTTGACGCTCACTATTCTACTAGGTATTGCGTATACTATTTCAAGTATTCGGGGATTTTATTAACATTCACCCTATCGTTGCAACTTATTCCCTTATTGAATTTTACTAGATGACAAACCGATAAAAAAACTTTGTATTACTTAATCCCCACTACTTGCTACCTTTCGCCTAGCATTTCGCTAAATGGTGTTGGTAGGGAATTTCAAGGCAATTTTTTAAAATCCAAGCTATCTAATTACTTTCCAATATGTCCCCAATATTGCTATTTGGTTACGTCCACTAGGGACGGCGTTAATTTCAGTACTTTTCGTTTAATTACATTTCGATAAGGTAGCCTATCTACTTAGTAACGCATTACGCATTAAGGATTACTAATTTCGTCCCCTACATTCGTGCTATATTAATTCCCGCTTGTTTCAATACGTTTGACGTTTCAAACATGGAGCAATATTAATAATTAAATTTGAATAAATTACAATCTAATGTGAAAATAAATTTGAAATTGTATTTAAGTTACTGAAAATCAATGAGTTACAAATTGATAAAAATACTGGATTTTCCCAATAAATAGGTGATTTTTGGCACAAATGAAAGGAATTAAAAGGCTAAAATGTATGCATATTTGAAGCAAAAAAGTACATAAAAAAGAGGGTGAATAATACCTAAAATGGTGCAAATATATGTCCGAACGTCTGAAACCCAATACCAACGGGGGTTTGAAGAGTAACACAGGACAAAAAAGATAGTTAACTGATTGACAATCAAGGGTTTGACAATGTCGGTTTTCCTTTTGAAACGGGGAGGGGATAGGTTAGCGCGTATAAGTCCCTCAAAAACACAGATACTTTTTCCTGACGACAGGGGGTATTGTAATTGGGGTTAGGAACATCCGATATAAAAAGGGGGAGGGATAGTAGTACCATTAATGTACCCTATGGGGGTAGCATTACAAGCGTAACCATAGGTTAGCTAGATGGGATAGGGTAGATACAAGTACAGAATCATTGATGTTATACACGAGAGGGCTATCATTGATGTTTATGTGATCCTATCCTTATGACAGATAATCAGATGAAGTATCATCGAATTATACTATCTCCAGGTGTCATGTTTTTCGATTAAGAGATCTTTAGAGATAAACAATATAAGGGATTTTTTCTTAAGTGTTTGTAGTACAGATAGTTAAGGGTGTAAAAAGTGTATACAAGTTGTGCCAGACGAGTGGTAACACTTTTCCTAGTAGTTGTGTAAATAGTATTATATTTGTACTATGATAACTAAAAGCGGAATAGATCTAAGTGTGTGTGCTTACTGTAAGACAACCTTAGATAACTATAGCAGGACTGTGGATCATCTGTATCCTAAGAGCAGGGGTGGTAAGTTGAGTAATGATAATAAGGTTCCTTGTTGTGGCGATTGTAATAAGATGAAAGGTAATATGAGTATTACTGAATTTAGTAGGGCGTTGAATGGATTAATATTCTATGAGCATACTAGACATCGTGAGAGTATATCTAATCTGAAGAAGATTAAGATTAATGTAGATGAAATAATTAATACCAAAAAGAAATGAGCGACATTGTATTTGACCTTATCTTGCTAGAGGCAGATAGGGTAATCTCACATAAGATGAAGGACCTTGATTTATACTACAAGGATTTTCACGGTGAGTTGATTCCATTGGCTGATAGCTATACTGCTGAGGTTGATGATGTAATTAGTAACCTGCTTAAAAGAAAGCGTATGAGGTATATGATTACCTTTACGGAGTCTTTAGAAGTGATGGACGAATTGAAGCCTGCGGCTAATAAGATGCTGAGGTTTTTTACTAGACAGATGAACTACGGAAATACAATCAAGAATTATAGCCTTAGAGATATTCAGCAGCTGACTGACATGAACATGCGATATGTCATGAAGAGTATTGCTGAGTTATGTGAGCGTGATGTGATTAGATTTACCAAAGAAAAAAACAGGAGAACCTACATGGTTAATCCTATCTACTTTTACAAAGGAACAATCAAGAAGATATTTTATTGCTCAAAAGAATATGATCGAATGCCCAAGCGCAATGTTGATCTAGAAGAAGAATATGAATCAAACGACTAACTTATGGAATTAATTAGGCATGCAAAAAACATCCACGAATTAAATATTACGGGATCAAAAGTTAAGATTGGAATGTTCTCAGATATACACTGGGATAATCCTAAATGTGATTGGGACTTGCTAAGAAGAGACTTAGACTATTGCCTTAAACACTCAATACCAATGATGTTCAACGGAGACACATTTTGCCTCATGCAAGGAAAATGGGACCCAAGGGGGACTAAGTCTGATATCCGTCCTGAGCATAACAACATTAAATACCTAGACTCTATCGTAGAAACTGCGGTAGATTTCTTTTCACCATACGCACACTTAATTACTGTGATTGGTTATGGTAACCATGAGACTTCTGTGATTAAACGCCAAGAGACTGACATCCTTCAACGCTTTGTTGACTTGCTTAACTACAAGAATGGCAGCAATGTTCAAACAGGTGGATACGGTGGATGGTTTCTTGTACGTCAAGAAGCTAGACCTAAGTATCACGTTGTCAGCAAGATAAAATATTTTCATGGTTCTGGGGGCGGTGGAATTGTTACACGTGGCGAGATCAATTTGACTAGAGCCCTTGAAATGTATGAGGATTTTGATGTGTTTGCTATGGGGCATATTCACGAAAACAAATGCACTAACATAGCACGTGATGTAATTGAGCACCACTCTATTTCAGGATATAGAAATAAGCAACGACAAATCCATTTAATGATTACCGGTACTTACAAAGAAGAGTTTGGTGATGGATCTAAAGGATGGCACGTAGAAAGAGGTGCCCCTCCAAAACCTGTAGGAAGTAGAATCTTAATCATCGATACACGCAGAGATTCTACAGGAGGAAAAGATGTATTATTAAAATCAATAGATAGTATCAAGTTCCCGATTTAATTAGTATATTTGTTCTGTTAAATTGTTTAGTTTTACAAGAAAGGAGGTTCCAGTTGAAAGCGGCCCTCCTTTTTTTTAGTCCCAAATTTCTCTAGTTAATGGGACAAAAAACTTGACATATTGCATATCGCAATCCACATTACAATGTGATTTTGCATATTATATTATTCATAAGTGGTCATATAAAGGATAAATACATATTATAATGTGTGTTTTAACGTACATTACACCCATTTTTGTCCATAATAACGGAATAATTATATGCATTTTTCTGATATAAAATAACTTAACAAAAATAATTTATACCTTTGAAAAAACATTAATCATGAAGACAGATAAATATTACGCATCAGATCCCAAGAAAAGTGGAAGCTATACTGACAAAGGTCGTGTAGAAGGGAGACCTGTAGCTACACCTACATTGGCACAAGATATGTCATGTGCTTGTCAACCTAAGTTTAAGTTGATGTACAAGAATACTAAAGATAAAAAATACTGCGACTAATGAAAGGAAGAGCAATTAAGAAAGCCCTAATGGAATACGAAGGGTCAATGTCTGAGGAGTCATACAAATCTCCTAAAGCTAAAATGAAGCACGAGAAAGGTGAATCAAAGAGAGCAGAGTTTAAAGAAAAAATGATGTCTAAGTTTAAAAAGAAAAAGTAATGGACAAGAAAAAAGAAATCAATCCTATCTTGCTTAAGAAAGCTTATGCATTAGGACAGAAGATTAAGAAAGGCAAAAAAGAAATGCCGAAAAAAAAATAGACTACTATGCGTCAATCAAAAGACGATGTAGTTCAAAGGAGGATACTTACAACAGAGTGGAAACCATCACATAAAGAGTTTGAATATCCAAAAGAATTTGTAGATTGGATAAACAGCATTAACTCAGGATGGCAAAACAAATTGAGGTTTAAGCCCTTTGATCTATATTGCGAACAAGCCAGAATATGGCTAGAAGATGATACGGTTATTACCGATCTCGACAACGAAGAAGATCAATACAATTTCTTAGCTACTGAAATCCAAAAGTGTAACGATAACACACTTTACTTCTGTAATAAATACGGATGGATTAAAGAAGATAAAGCTGAGAATGGTATGCTACGCTACCAAGCGTGGGATGCACAGAAGGTTCTTCTATTCCTATTCGACTGTGGATACTCTATGATGATTGGTAAAGCCCGTCAGATTGGATTTACTACAACCATGTGTCTTGCAGGAATGAAACGTGTCAACCTAAACAAATCTTATTTCATTAAGTTCGTTACTCACTCCAAAGATAAAGGGGTGGAGATTTTCCGGGATAAAGTTAAGTGGACATACACAAAGATTCCTGACTACCTAGCGCAGGATGTAAAAAACTGGACCGATCAAGTAATGTCATTCGATAAGAAGGGCGATAAGAAAGGACGAGACGATGGTGGAGCATCACGATTCCAAGTAGACAGCCCACAGATTGATGCAATCAACGGGGGATCTCCTTCTGCGGTATTCATCGATGAGATTGGTTTATTCGATATCTTTGGTGAGATGATGCGTGAAGGTCGTCCTGCTTTATTTAAGTACAATCCTGAGACAGGTAAAATGACTATGCAACAGCAGTTCATTGCTTGGGGTACAGGAGGTGAAATGGATAAGGGTGGATCAGTATTCGAGGCAGAATTTAAGATGTGTCTAAGCCAATGGAGAGAGAAAAACTTTGAATACGGTATCATTCCATTGTTTTTTAACGCATACGCACGTAGAGGAGTTAGCGATGAGCACATCAATAACGAACGTAAAGCATATCTATCCCTAGAGGGAACAAAGAAAGGTGAAGTTGCCAAAGTACAGTTCCATCAGCACTACCCAATCACCATAGATGACATGTTCTTGCGTAAAGCACGTACTTTAGTGCCAATTCATACCTGCAATCAACGTCTAGCAGACATATATGGCAAGGATGTGCCCATTGAATACGGTTATTTCGAGCCAATTATGGATATGAGCCAACCAACACCTGACTTATTGACTGATTATAGGATAATTGGAGCTAGATGGGTGAACACAAGTGGCAGAGAAGACGTATCAACCTCAGCAATGATAGTTCATCACCCACCAAATAACGAAGTTTGGAAGAATAGATGGTATCAAGGTACTGACCCCATCAACTCAGAGACAGGACACTCCATGATGTGTAGTGCAATATGGGATGCATTGACTAATTGTGTGTCTTCCGTAGTATTCCATAGGGACAGAAAGTTCAAACAGACCTATTTACAGGTGCTATTGCAGAGTTTATACTACGATCAGCAACGTAGAGGCGGTGTAAAGGAGCTAGTAGAGAATAATATTGGCGATATGCATGTCGATTTCCAAGAAATACACGGATTTAAGAATAAGTTTACTGCAAATACGCAATTAGCTGAATACTTTCAAACTCATGGAGGGAAATGGTTCGGCATTTCCAACAAATCAAACACAGCACCACGTATAATTGCGAAAACAGAGGAGATGATTGATGCCTACGGCATCAACATAGATGTACCTTGGTTGTGGGAGCAGCTGAAGACCTTTGTTGAGAAGGATTTAAAGAGTACTACGAGTCATAGACAGACTAGATACCAGGCAGCTGATACTAGATACGATTATGATGATGCTATATTCGCTATTACATTTGCTTATATAAACGCTCAGTCGCATTCTAGGTACGAACCTGAGAACATACGTAACGAAGATAAGAATACGCACGTAGTGATCAGATATGTGCAGTGTAAGGAGACTAACTTCAGGATGAAGAGGGCGCGGGTCGACTCTCGCACCGGAAAGATCCTAAAAGTATTAGATTAATAAAACAAGTATATTTGTAGAAAATAAATAATTATGGCAATTACTCAAAGATCATCATTGTCTGGTTTCGGTCAGAAATCAAATGAAAAATATATCGTAGAAGATATTCAACAGATTGTATCTGAATTAAATGCAGGTGGAAATCAACAAGTATTAGGATCTAGTATTTATGCTAATGGGTTTACTATTGTAGGTGCAATTACACAAGACATTACTTTACCTGCTGGAGCAACAATTAACTATACTGGACCATTACTTATGTCTGGTGCATTAACTATTCCATTAGGAACAACATTAAATATTTTATAACAATAAAAACAAAGACAAATGAGTCAGATTAACGTAGACATAGTACAACCATTTACATTAGGATCTGATGTTGTTACTGTT